CATCAGCCAATCTGATAAATCCATCACATAAAGCTAAGTCACCTGAACCATCAGTAGAATCAATAACAAAGAAAAACCCAACTGTTGAAAGATTAGCAAGAAAAGATGACAAGTTGAAATTCTTTGGAACAAAATAAAAATAAAATAAACTAAAAAAACAATTAAATTATGTCTTTAAATGTTGCGGGCCTAACGGCTTATGTTGACCAAGAAAGAATGGCGTTAATCAAAAAAATGATTTTAGCTGGTCGTTCTGTACGTTATTTGACTGTTCAACCTGATATTAAATCAGCGGCTTCAATCAACTTGTTGTCATCTAACTTGGATGCTCAAGCGGGAGGTTGTGGATTTACTGATGCAGGTACAACAATCTTAACACAAAACACCCTTAATGTATGTCCATTAAAGGTGAATGAAAGTATCTGTTTGAATACACTTGAACAATACTACACTCAAGCAATGATGAACCCTGGTTCATATAACACTCAAATCCCTTTTGAGCAATTGTATGCAGAGGAGAAAGTATCACAAATTTCTTCTTTGATTGATAACTTGATTTGGAGAGGAAATACAGCTACAGGTTCAGGTGACTTAGCTTTATGTGATGGATTTATCAGATTGGCTGATGTTACTTATTCAGGTTCAGTTGTTGATGGAAACGTTGCAAACTATACAGCAATCACAGCTGCAAATATTATAGCAATTGTTGATGACGCTGTTAATGCAATTCCAGCAAACATCATAGACCAAGATGACCTTTACTTATATTGTGGTTATGACTTCTATAGAGTTTATGCTACAGCATTAAGAAATGCCAACCTATTCCACTACACAGGTGCTGAAGACCAAGGCGAGCAGTTTTCACAGATAGTTCCTGGAACTAATGTAAGAATGATTGCGGTTAAAGGTTTGAACACTACTAACAAGTTTTTCATATCTTCTAAGTCAAACTTATTCTTCGGAACTGACTTGTTGAATGACTATGAAAACTTTGAATTGTGGTATTCTATGGACTTCCAAGAAGTTAGAATGGCTTCTAAATGGAAACAAGGTGTGAATGCGGCGTTCTGGGATTATGTGGTTTACTTCAAACTATAATAGTTAAAAAGCATTGGGGGTGAAAGTCCCCCTTATAAAAATAAACAAAATTAAAAATATATAATTATGTCATTTACTTGTAACCTTACAGACGGATATGTTTTGGGTTGTTCATCAATCGGTGGTATAGAGAAAGTATGGATTGGCGAGTATGTTGATGGTGTTGTTGTAAGTTATAATTCTTGTAATCAAATTACAGGTATTACAACTACAGGTTTAACGGCTTATGCTTTTGAACAAGACATAGAACATGCTGGTTTAGTACAGACTGGAAACTACTCAAGAGAAAATGGAACTGTGTTCTACGACTCACAACTATCAATTAAACTTATCGGTCTTGATTGTAATGTTAGAAATAACTTAGTTGAATTAGGAAGAGCTCCTGTATTCGCTGTTGTTAAATCTAATGCTGGTGATTACTACTATTTAGGTTTAGAATCAGCAGGTCGTGCATCTGCAGGTGAGGCTTCTGTTGGAACTGCACTTGGTGATATGAATGGTGTTTCTTTAACACTTCAATTCAAATCTGCAAATGGTGCCTTCTTAATGAATGGTGGTCTAATTGGTACTACTATTACTGTAGCTTAACCTACCTTTTCTTCGGGTCTTCGTGACTCATCTTCAAGCCCCCCACGTGAGATATGGGGGGTTTTGTTGTTTTATGCAAACCAATCAACATACTCTGTTTTTGTTATTTGATTGTATATTAACTCAACCAATTCTTTTTCTGAATGAAACCAACAATCATAAAGATAAAATTCTGAACCATTTTTATGTTTGAAAAATTCAATTTCCATTTGCCATATTCCAACCCCCGGTTTATGTAAGTGTAAATAAAAATGTCTTTGACTTGAATAACATCTAATATCAGCATATACTCCATTTGAATTAAATGTATTCACCAAATCTACAAGTGTTTCCATTATCAAAAATCTTCATCAAAATGTAACTCAATATCTTCGTGTATTTGAACCATTACATCACAAAAGGTGTCTTCTAATGTGGTAAAATATTCATTTTCAACACATGCTTGTACTGCTTCAATTGAAGGGTTGGGCTCACCTTCTAATTTATAATGTTCGTAAGTAAAAGGAACTACAACATAACCCATCTTGTTTAGTTCTTGTATCAATTGTCTTGGTGTCATATATATTATTTTTTATTAGTTTCAACGAAATCTTCCATTACTAGCATCAGTTTTTTTGCTATTGTATCATAACCCATATTTGGATTATCTTCTTGTATTACAACGCAAGCTTCATATAACATTTTTATGTCTTTGATATATAAGCTCACATCTACATATCTGTAATAATCTTTCTTTTCAATTTTAACCTGTTCCATATTGTTTTATTGTTTCTACAAAGATAATGATTTTATTCTAATCAAACAAAGAAAAAACAAAAAAATTAAAAAAATATTTATTTGTGATGATTACAATTGCAAACTATCAAACCACATTAACACCATTCACCTTATTGGAAAAAACAACTTTTCCTTTGAGTGCAACAACTTATATATTGCAATTAAATGGAAAGGAATTGAGTGATGAAACATTATTGTTTCTAACAGGGGATACATCGGCTAATATTGACCGATATAACTATTTTCCAATCAATCTTATTCCTTATGATTTAATGGCAGGTCAATATTCATATAAGGTATGGCAAAATACAGGTAATACTTTATCAACTTCTGCATTAACCACAAATGATGTTGTTGAATCAGGTTTTGCAACAATCATAGGTTCAGGTTCAACATCAATTCCAACGTATGTTGCATCAGGACAAACAAAATACGTATTTGAATAACTATGGAAGAAATAGAAAAAAAAGGAGTACCAGCAAGAGTATTTCAATTTAACGAAGCATATCAAGCCCCAATCTACAGATTTGAAAAGAAAGGGGATTATCACTTTATTTCATTTGGTGCAGATAACCTATATCCCGTATTTTTATTGGATTTATATAATAACTATGGTTCACCTCTGAATAGAGCAATTATAAACAAGAAAACAAAGATGTCCGTTGGTTTTGGATATAAACCTTTAATGGATGTTAGATTGAAAGAATGGGCAAAGAAAAACAACCTTGAACGATTATTATTGTATTTGGCAAAAGATTTCTTTATCTATGGTGGATTTGCTATGGAAGTAATTTGGAGTCGTGATGGCTCTTCTTTTGATGTTAAATACCTACCTGTTCATACTCTTCGTATTGGATTAAAAGAAAGTGAAGAAGATGCCGATTATTATTGGTATTCCCCTGATTGGGGCAATTTTAAAAAGAAAGAAAATGAACCAGAATATATTAAAAGATTTGACCCTAATGATAGAACGGGACGACAGGCTCTGTATTATATTGAACCAAACCCTGCACATACCGCCCTTTATCCAATACCAGACTATTCAACAGCTATTAACTATATTGACTTGGATTATCAAATCGGCAAGTTTCATATTAACCAAGTAAGACAAGGTTTTGCTCCTTCATTTATTTTAAACTTTGGTACAGGAATTCCTTCAATTGACGAACAAAATCAATTCTTTAGAGAGTTTCAAAGAAATTACAAAGGAGCAGATGGTAGTGGTAAGATAATGATTACTTATAGTGAGGGTGGAGACCAAAAACCTGAACTAATCCCAATTCAACTTAATGATAGTGATGAGAGGTTTATAATGCTTCAAGAGATGGTTGAAAAAAACATCACACAATCACACGAAATGCCAGTTCAGTTGGTTTCATTCCAACCAGGTAAATTTGGTTCAACAGATGAAAGAAAAGAACTAATGGCAGAGTTTCAAACATATTATATTGCAATCAAACAAAATCAGTTAGAAGAAGCATTAAATGGAATATTGGAAACAATTGGAATTGAAGAAAAGATTGTACTTAATGATTATACAACAGCAGATAAGTCAGGAACTTTAACTGATGAAGAACCATTACAAATTGCAGATTCAAGAGTAGATAAAGGTGATGATGATATAAATGAAGATGAAATAATGGAAAACTTTGCTGAAGTTGGGGAACGTGGTGGAATAAAAGCAAGCCCAAAAGCCCCAAAATCTGATACACCAAATAGAAATCCACAAGGTGAAGGTTCAGCAAAAGGTGATGCATCAGGTAAGCGTGGAGCAAGGGTTACTGAAGAACAAGAAAAAACTTTACAAAAAAAAGTTGATGATTTTAATGAAAAAGATAGTAATACAAAAAATGGTAGAGCAACACTTGGAGCATTAAAGTCAGTATTTCAACGTGGTTTAGGGGCTTACAACACATCACATTCACCACAAGTTAAATCAGCAGAACAGTGGGCATATGCAAGAGTTAATGCATTTTTATATTTGTTAAAGAATGGTAGACCTGAAAACGAAAAATATACAACTGACTATGACCTATTACCAAAAGAACACCCTAAAACAGAAAAAAAATAAATTATGAGTTACACGCCGGTAGTATATTTTATATCAACATCTTATTTAAGACAGAACACTCCAATTGAGGACAATGTGGATGACGATAAGATTGTTCCGTATATTGTTCAAGCACAAGATACATACCTTCAACAAACAATTGGTGAAACAGGTTATAATGCTCTTAAGACAGCAGTTCAAAATAATACCCTTACAAATGATGAACAAACGTTTTTAAGAAATTATGTGCAACCTCTTGTGGCTCAATATACATTTTATCTTGCAATGCCATTCATTGCATTTAAAGCAACAAATAAATCTGTATCAAAAGAGTCATCAGAATTTTCAACACCAGTTGAATTGGAAGAATTAAAGTTCTTAAGAAGTAATGTTAAAGATGTTGCAGAGTTTTATCAAAGACGAATGGTTAAATGGTTATTAGACCATCCAGGAACATTTACTTGGTACGATAATCCAAATGCATTAGACAACTTACCAAAGACACCTCAATCATATTTTTCAGGAATATACATGCCATATGGATATGGTTATGGAACAGTTCCAACTTGGCAAGAACCTTATGGACCAACTGACCCTTGTTCGGGTTGTGGTGGATTTATTAAAAATAACGGATATTACTAAAATAGAATGGATTTAACAAACGATTGGACATTAGATGAAGTCCTATATCATCCAAAGCTTTCTGATGAGTTTAAATTGAATTTTTTTCAAAACCTTATTGGTGAAGAAATAGATGAAGAAAATATTGAATATCAATTTAAAAAATGGAGAGCTGATAATATACAATCTTCAAATGTTAAAAAGATAATGTATAACGATGAAACAAAAGAAATGTTTATTCAATTCCAAGATAAATCAATTTATACATATTTTGACGTATCTATGAATTTATTTTTGGATGTTAGTGGTGGTTCAGCAACTTGCATTACATCAGGAGAAAATCAATATGGTAGTTGGTTTGTTGGGAAAACT